TGCATGCACTCGCCGCACAAGGCATTCGGGCTCGATCCTAGCTCGGAAATCATGCTGATCTTCCAATCGATCAACAAGGGTATCAGCAGCGCCAGCTACAAGCGCTTCAAGTCGATGATCGAAGACTCCCGCTACTTCAAGGAGTGTTTCCCATTCGATAAGAATATCGATAGCCGGATGGTCTTCCCGCACCGCATTGAAATCGTGCCAATCAGCGGCATGGAAACCGCAGCCATCGGCCAGAACGTCATTGGCGGCATGATCGATGAATTGAACTATATGAGCGTGGTCACCAAGAGCAAGCAATCGGTCGATCAAGGGACTTATGATCAAGCGGTCGCCTTGTACAACTCGATTGCGCGACGCCGCAAGACCCGCTTCATGTTGGGCGGCAAGATGCCGGGCCTGCTGTGCCTCGTATCTTCGAAACGCTATCCGGGCCAATTCACTGATTTGAAAGCCGAAGAAGCCGAAAGGGAAAAGGCCAAGCATGGATACTCCACAATCTATATCTATGATTACCGCGTCTGGGATATCAAGCCGGAAGGCAGCTTCACGCGTGGTATGTTCCGCGTTTTTGCTGGCGACGTTACTCGTAAGCCTCGAATACTTCAGGCTGGAGAAACAGTTGAGCCAGATGACGAAAAGCTCGTCGTGGAAGTGCCTGAAGATTTCCGCGAAGACTTCGAAAAAGACATCATCAATGCCTTGCGCGAAATTGCCGGCGTTTCCACCCTCTCCCGTCATCCCTACTTTGTGGATGTGGAAAAGGTTACCGCAGCCTTCGGTCATCATGAATCCTGCTTTTCCCGAGAAGCGGTCGATTTCGTGCAGTCAAAGCTCGCAATCTTTCCGAAGCGGGTACACCGGCCTGATCTGCCAAGGTTCGCGCATGTGGACTTAGCCATCAGTGGCGACAGTGCAGGCGTCGTGATTGGCACCGTGACTGGATTCAAATCGATGAAGGAACTGGGCTTCGGCGGCAATGGCGATGAAATGATGCCGATGATTCATATCGATGCGATTCTGGAAGTAAAACCCCCCAAAGGCGGGGAGATTCTGTTCTGGAAAATCAGGGAAGTCTTGAACAAGCTGCGCGAACTCGGCGTGAATATGCGCTGGGTCACGTTCGACTCGTTCCAATCGAAAGATAGCCAGCAAATCCTGCGGCAGACCGGCTTCACCACGGGCGAGCGCTCGATGGATCGCACTCCAGAAGCGTATGACATCCTGAAGTCCGCGATTTACTCGGGCAGGGTGGCGATGCCGCAGCATGCGAAATGCCAGATTGAAATGATATCGCTGGAAAAGGATACGAAGACTGGCAAGATCGACCACCCGGCCACCGGTTCAAAAGATTGCTCAGATGCATTAGCTGGCGTAGTGTATGGATTGACGATGCGCCGCGAAATCTGGGGCATGTATGCGATCCCAGTCATCCGCATCCCGGACAGCATCAGATTCACGAAAGATAAGAAGCAAGAAGACCCGGAGAAAGAGCATGAGTATGCCTAAACCGATGCGCGTCTACTACCGCAGCCGCAAGCCCGGTGGCAATCAATTGCACCGCATCGATGTCGAGTGCATCAATGGCGCGGGCGCAAAAGAAGCAATGCAGGAAGTGCAGGATTTCTTGACAAGCAACAAGCTGAAATTCTTTGGTGCCGTGCTGGCAGTCGTCAAATAGGAGAAATGCCATGTGGGTCAAATACGATGGGCAAGACATGATCCACGGCAAAGAGTATTTCGTGCTGTGGCGCGAGAAAACCCGGCTGTATCTGGAAAGAACCTTTTGGGATGACGAATGCCGGGGCTTCGTAAAAGAGGTTGGTAACAAGAAGCCATTGAAGCGCGTCGAGTTTTTCAGCCGCGAGCCCGAAGAATTCGAAGCGCCGGCAGCGCCGCCCTCCATACCGATCAACAAAGTCGATTTGATGACGCTGTGGTTTTCGCTATCGCTGATCGGCAGCGCGGTATTCCTATTCGTCACGAAAGGGCTGTATGGCCTGATCGATTATCTGGGGGGCTGGCAATGGTTATCTTTGCATTGGTGATGGGCTGGTGGATTGTGTGGTCGTGCGAGTGGGCGTTGGCCTGCGAAGATTTGGCAATCGATTGCCAAACGGTGCGGCAACTCATTGTGTAAATCCCGCAAGGAGTGCGTCGGCATGGAGCCAACATGGAAACGTTTGACCTCGTATCGGCCACATCCTTCGATGCCGCATTTCTGAAGGAATACACCCAGATGGATGTATATGCGTCCATCATGATCAATTCGCTGCAAGACGATATCGATGGCAAGGAAGACACCGAGCAATTCGATTGCCTCGATGAAGATCGGGAGCATCTGGAACAAGTCTTGACCTCGGTGCTGGGCCAAGCGGTATTTCATTACGAACAACCCATCGAAGCGCATTTCATGACAAAAGGTGATTATGCGACAACGATGTGTGTGCATCGGCTCAGTTCTGACTGGAATAACGGTTCGGTGGTGTTGCTGTGGGGCATAAAGCTGTTATCATGCGGCAACTGCTAAGGAGTGATGCATGGAACAGAAATGCTGCAAGTGCTGCGTGAAGCCCGGTTGGATATTGCGGTTCAACGATGATGGCGTGAAAGTGTATTGCACTCCTTGCTCCGAAGAACTGATCCGCAACCAACCCCAACCAACCAATGAAAAACCGACTCTGGCTTCTGGTGCCCTTCGTTCTACCGTCCGCGATGGCTTTCGCGTCATGCGGGAACGGGGGGAATGATGTACCGGCAAATGGCTGCACTCCTGCGATCATTGCTCCCGCAGCGTCCACCGTTACCTCCAGCGCGGCCACTGCCGCCGCTACCGCAAATCTCTCCGTCGATAACCGCCTATCCCAAAGCCAACTCGCGGTGGGTATCGGTGCAGGCGGCGCAGGCGGCTCGGCAACAAGCACTGCAATCGGCGGCGCAGGGGGCCAAGCAACGGGCGGCAGTGCTACGGCAACGGGCGGCACCGGATATGGGGGTATAGGCAATGGCGGAGCCGGTGGTATTGGCATTGGCGGCAGCGGTGGCGTTGCTACTGGTGGAAGCGTTGGTGCTATTTCTATATCCGCGAACGCTGCACGTAATCCGGTCGCATCTGCAATCGCCCCAAGCATTAGCCCTACTGCAACTTGCGCTATTCCGCTTAGTGGCGGCATTTCTGTGTTTGGTTTTAGCGGTTCCGCTGGTTCTGCTTATATCGATTCTAGCTGTGTACTCTTGGAGCAAGCCAAGGCTGCGGCAGCGCTCGGTGACGTTGAAGTGGCGCAGGAAATGATGTGCGCCCAGCCAGCGTATCGGGCAGCCAGAAAGCGCATGGGCCGACCCTGCATGGAAGTCGAATACAAACCAATCTCCAGCGCCGAGCAACGCGACTGGATCGACCACTGGGAGCGATGATGAGTCCGGAAGAATGCAAAACCGTAGCGGAAAACCTGCGAGTGATGGGGCCGAAGGCAGTCGAAACCGAAGTGCTGGTAGGAATATTGGCACTGGTGATAAGCAATGCGCGGCAGTATCCGGATAAATCCTTCTACGAAATCATCAAGGAGTGCTGGCAGGGCTGGGAAACCGGGGAAGGCCAGCCGCTATTACCAACATGGAAAGAGTAGCGATGATGACAGGCAAGGAGATAACCAACTTGGAAGATAACCTTGCCCGCATCCTGCCTGTGGCAATTGATTGCCATATGGTCGTCGCCATCATGGCCGCGCTCGTCGTTGCCACGAAAGACAATCCCCAGCTATCAACCTACGATCTGATCCGCAGCGCCTGCACCGATTGGCACAACAATAAGCTGCCGGAATGGAATCAATTGTGGAGCAAGTGGTGATACACTAACCCCGCCAATGCGTACTGTACTTGAAAGCCGGGCCGGAATCCCGGCTCTTTTTTCGCCCAAATCCCTTTGACAAACAGATCAAGTGTGATAAGATTCAGTCGTGGGTTGAAGATAAACAGTCAATGGAGTGACAAATGAACGTGATCAATATGGCAGCGAACGGCATCGGCAACATGGATATGGCTCTTGCCGCAGCGCATATGTCGATGGGCGTGTTCTTCGCCATTTCGGGCGGCAACAAGCTGTTCGTCGCGGGTCGGCATGCAACCCTGAAAGCCGAACTCGTCAAGGATAAAATCCCGGCAATCAATTTCATGGAATGGTGGGTGCCGGGCTGGGAATTCGCGGGTGGCTTGATGCTGCTGGCTGGTGTGTTCTCGGCGTTCGCGGCAGCGGTGCTGGCAATCATTTGCGGCGTAGCGATTTGCTGCAATGCCAAGAAGATCGTGGAGGGCTATGCTCCGATCAATGAGCCCGACCGCATTGCCGATTATCTTTACTTGCCCGAAGTGCTGTATGTGGTCTTGCTGATGATCCCGATGTTCTGCGGTGCCGGCAAGTTCTCGATGGATTACCTGATGTTCAACTAAGCAAGGAGTGCATATGAAATTCGAATTGGAACTCGAAGGCCACAACAAGATGGTGTACAAAACCGATGCCATCGCCAAGGTGCTGGCGCGGGAACTGGGCGGCAAATGGAATGTGAAGGAAATCCCATCCGAGCCGATCCCCTACCCGATTGAAGATCAAGTCAACGATTTCGTGCAGGGGGCTCAAGACCGGGCGGGCAGGCCGTGACCAAACCGAAGCGCCCAGTGCTGGCCCCGTGCCCGAAATGCAAGCGGCGCGGCATCGGGGAATACAAGCCCGTGGTAACGATGGGCGTGTTCATGGGCTATATCGCTAACTGCCGCTATTGCCAGCATCCGCAGCGGCGCAAATCTGAATACTAGGAGGCACTATGTATGCATTTTGGTATGACTACTATGGGCAAAATAGGTGCGAGCGGTTCGATTCCCTCAAGACTGCGCAATTTTGGTACGACCGCTTGAAAGCGGAAGGGCACCGCATGCTTTCCCCCCGACCACAAGACAAGGAGCAATGAATGGCACACCGACCCAATGCTGATCCCGTGCAAGAGCATAGCGCGGGCGCACTGTACCCGTATGTGATTTATCGCAGGCAAAAGGATGATGGCTATATCTGGGGCTTGCTCGGGCCGTATATCAAGGATGGGCTCGAAATCTTCAGCAGCTATGACAAGGCAGCACGAATGGCGCAGGATATGAAGAATGCCAAGTTCCACATCCGCAATACCCAGCCACTGCAAACGCTGGATCGGCGGGCGCATTCAAGAAAGCCGCTATCGCATATCCCGGTCGTGCCGCCAAAGACCGTCTATTAGGAGAGACTATGGCATTCCAAGATCGTATCAAACGCAAGTACGAAACTACGGATGGGCAAGTTTTTGAAGACTATGACGTTGCCCGCAACCACCAAAAAGACCTAGACACCAATGAGGCATTGGCAAATTTCGCTAAGGAAAATGCGGGCGCTGGCCTGAATGAGCATAAGCTGCGCGAATTGTTAATTGAAAAAAGGCATGACCTACTCGGCATCTTACTGTCGTAATTTGGCAATCAATTGCCACCTCCAATGGAGTGAACCATGAGTTCCTATCAAAAAGTCAAAGCCACCTATACCACGACTGATGGCAAGCAATTCGATACCTCGCAGGAGGCATATGAGCATCAGCGGTATCTTGATATCGCGGAAAAGCTGACCGAGTTCGCCAAGAAGTATGCGACGGAAGACATGCCTACCGGGCAGCGCGTCGATCAGGAATTGCTGGCCCGCATCCTGATCGCCAAGCAAGATGAATTACGCGACATCCTATAAGGAGCCCGCCATGGATACCGGGCAACGTGATTTCAAAGAACTATGCGAAGTTTTCAATGACTCGGAAGAAATAGCCGAGCGCCTGAATGAATTGGCCCACGATACACGGGGCGATACCGGCTATTACCTAGCCGAAGCCGCTGTGCAAATTCAAGGGATGTGGCAACTTATCAAGGAATTGATGGAAGTCCACGAGCCCGGCTCAACGGAAGGGTGGAAATGATGGATAAATACCTCGAAGCGGAAAAGCGGCTGGCCGCATTGGTATTGGCTGGCGAGCTACAGCCAAATGATGAGCTTGTCCTTGTCAATGATAGGACGCACATCAAGCGCCCCTTTGGCAATGCGTGGCAACTCATATCGACGCCTAGCTGGACAAGAGACAATGCCGCCGCCTTTGCCTTGATGGTGGAGCATGGCGTCGATGTGATGTTCGGTGACCCAGCACAAGCTTTCGCTGCCGTGGGGTTGGCTGGCCCGGAGGGAGAAACCGCAGCCGAAGTGATCGAATACCATGCCGACCACCCCAACAAGGAAACTGCCGTGCGGTATGTCATCGTGCAAGCGGTGATTGCCAAACTGGAAGCTGGCAACTGATTGCCAAAATCTCTTTGACAAACAGCTTAGTTGTGCTAATATGAAGGCGTGGGTTGAACGAAAACGAAAAAGGAGATCGGAATGGATTTCATGATGCTTGTTTCGGGTTTCTTGGCTTCCGCCTTCATGGCTTACGGTTTGATGGAAGTGCGGCGCAGCAAGATGCGCAAAGTGCGGGCAGCAATGGCATACCGCGCCCGGTAACAAAACCAACCTCAATGGAGTGAAAAATGGGTTACGAAATCATCTTTCATGCAGCAGTCATCGCCTCGGCAATCTGGGCCATGGGCGTCGCAGTCTACGCGATCATGGAGGGCTGCCTCGAATGCTGAAACATGCCTTGTTGGCGGTCGCCGTGATCGCCGTGACTTTTGCGGTGGGCCTTGAAGGCGCTGCCGCCCTGAAGACCCTGCTGGCCCCGGCGCTGGCACTGATCCACTAACGAAACCATTCAATGGAGTGAATATGGAAATCTCGAATGCGGTGCGCGAAGCCGCCGCCTATGTGTTGGCAAGGGAAGCGGTCGATGGCAATGAGCATGGCGTATTGCTCGATGCTGATGGCAAATGCATCTTCACTGTCGATGGCGATGAAAATCATATCGAAGTCATCATGACGCCCGACCTGCAAAAACGCGCCAAGATCATGGTGCATAACCACCCCGGCAATAGCAGCCTGTCGCTCGAAGACATCATGAATGCGACGATGACCGGCATCGAAGTGTATGCGGTCGGCATGGATGGCAGTTTCTATGCGAGCCGTGGCTTCAATCGGCAAGAAAACGAAGATATCCGCACCTATCGCCAATGCGATGACAAGGTAGTGACGCTGGCAGCAATGGCATACAGTTTCGGCGCGGCCACCGGCAGCATCAAGGATTTGCTCGGCCACCTGACCAATGAAGTGATGTCGAAGAAAGGCTATTACGATTACCGCTTCTTGCTGTCGGAGCAAGCGAAGGCATACTATGCCCAGAACCGGGATGTGATCACCCGGATCAAGGATTCGGTATGAACATGACAGCATACGACCAAGGCATCAGCGATTTCCATGCGGGCCGATATAGGAATCCCTATATCGCCGGCAGCAGGGATCACCATGATTACCAATGCGGCTACCGGGGCGCGGAACAAGACTTCGTGCAGGAAGTGACCGGGCAACCATACCATGACAAGACCGATTGGGCGGCAAAGCAAGCGAGTTGCCAGCATGAATACGAAAGCGATTACGATGGCGGGGGCCAGCCATACCGGCGCTGCCGCAAATGTTTGAAGTACGCATAACTGGCAATTGATTGCCAACCATGGAGGGAACATGAACCAAGAGCAAGCTAGGCAGGACTTGGAGTACGTTATTGGGCTTGCAGAAAACCTAGCCCTTACATGCGAGAAATGGAAAGACCTGTATGATCGGCAGCGAAAACTGCTCGAATCGTTGCAATCTCGGTTGAATCACTATGAGCGCATGGGGTTCTGGGCGCGATTGCGCTTCGCATTTCTAGGAGATTGACATGAATGCCCGCCAAGCCCAGACCCAAGCGGCAGAGCAAGGATTTCGTTTTGCCAAGACCCAGCTTGGGTACTGGACGCTATACCAGCCGGGTCAAGCACCGGGGCAGCGGCTATGCATCCACTTCGGGGCCAAGCGCCTTGCCAAGATGGATGCTGGTACGCTGCGCAAATTCATCAAGCTGCTGGAAATCCGGCAGGAAAGGAAGCTTTATCATGACACGAAAGCAAAAACGCGAACTGCTGCGCATCGCCGGCATGCTGTCGTATGACATCGCTGGCATCGGCATTTGTTTCCTAATGCTCGTCGCCATGAGCGAAGGCCATATCTTATCGGCAGTCGTGTTTGCCGTGATCGCCGCCGTTCTGGTGGATCGGCAGCGCCGCTATTACCCGAAGGCCAAGCAATGATATTGATTCACCGCAGCAGCCTGTATATCGTGCTGGCACCGATCTTTGCCGTGGGCTTGACTGCATTGTTATTGCTGCTGGCAGGAGCAACAGGATACTGGATGGGCAAGGCAGCAGCGCCGCCACAAGCCGTTTGCACCCCGACCCAAGCCGACATACCAACCCAGCCACCGCAACCGCGCTATGAGCCCCCTAGCGAGCCACCAGACCGGGCGCTGGGGTTGGATAAACCACCAAGGAGAAAATGATGACGATAGAACGATTGGAGAAAGATGGACTAGTTGCTGTGGTGTATTCCCCCGGCTTTGGCGCAGGCTGGAGTACATGGAACAGCGAGCAAGGAGAGTTGCTGGCGCTGGATAAGGATATTGCCCAAGCGGTGATGGATGGCGACTTGAAGCGGGCCGCAGAAATTGCCAAGCAAAAAGCCCCAGACACCTATCTGGGTGGGGCGGATGACTTGACGATACGCTGGATTCCCAAAGGAACTGCATTCCATATCAATGAATATGATGGCAATGAATCCGTTGAAATCATCGGGGAAATTTCCTATTACATTGCATAGGAGAAAATTATGGATTTGATCCTAAATGGCAAGAAGCATTACCTGTACCAGTTTTCGTGGGGCGAATACTCCGATTACCGCGTCGGCGGCGTGTTTCTCTGTGACCATGAAGTAACCCTAGAAGAATGGGGTGCCCACGAGTCGGTGTACTCGGAAGAAGCGGGCAAGCGCAGCCGGGAATTCAATATCAAATGGCAACACGCCACCTATGACAAGCGCAAAGCTGATCCAGATTTGGATAAAGCCTATAGGGCCGAATGGGAAGCCTTGAATCAATGGCGCAAGGATAATGACCCGGAAGAATCCTTTGTCAAGCTGCACAACATGGTTCCCATTCAATGTATTGAATTACGCAAGGAGTGAATATGAGCAACGATACTCTCGGCTATCACCGGGATATGAGCGCCGCGATCTTCGGCGTCGATTCCGAAGCCACCAAATATCTGGACGAGAAGATTGCCGAAGCCCCGCGAGGCCGCGAGGAAAAGGTCATCGCCCATGAAGACCAATTCGTGCATCTGCTGTTGAGCCTGCATCTGCGCGGCATCGAATCGGCCACCGAAGTCACCCCAAGGAGAGCCTGATGGATCAAGAAAAAGTGATAGCCACCGAAGACATCGAATTGACACTGCCTTATGAAACCATCGGCAGGCTGTTTTGCAAGGCGCAAGCCGAAGGCAAGACGATGGATCAACTGGTGGCCGAAGCCCTAGAACAAGAACTGGCGCGGCTCGAAGCGATTCATGGGCCATTGGCTGAAGCCAGCCTTGCCTACGATGATTTGCAAGCCGAGCATGAACGACTCAGCAAGGATTATGAATTGCTGCGGGCTGACAATGAAAGGCTCAAAAAGAACAATGACCGGCTATCCGAAGAAAACGTGATACTGGCACGGGAGCGCGACAAGGCACGGGGCGCAACGAAGGTGATGGCAAACCAGATCGCGCAGCTACGCACCCGGCTGATTGTGGTGAAAGACTATCTGCGCTCCGCTGAACGCTTGAGCCGCGAGCATGCCGATATGAACGACGCCCTACTGCGGGACACAACCCAAACCTGATTTGGCAATCAATTGCCAGAACAATTTGCCCGCTGGTAATATAGGCGGGCTTCTCACTTGTAACCCGGAGTCAATATGGAAGTCGAAATCAAGCCGCTGCCCGCTCCCTTTAATCCATTCGAACTCAGCATTAAAGTTGAAAGCCAGCAAGAGGCGCTATGCTTGCTGGAATTGTTTTCGGAAGCCAGCAAATTTACCGAGAACACGACGCTTGCCCGCCTATCAACACAAATATTTGGGCAGTTAAGAAATGCGGCGAAGAAATAGGCTCGGATGCGAACTAGTTGTCCTTCTTTAATTCTTACACTTAATGTAGGGAAATGTCCTACGCGAATAACATAAGAATTAAAGAGCCGCAAGGGCCAAAAGTACCGTTCATATCAAAATAAAGTTGTGCAGACAGCTTAATTCTGCTTAGACAAACTCGCTTCTTGGTGTATAATCGCTTCAAATCTAGTGCAAGGAGTGCGCTAAACGTCTGGAAGTGAACAGTAATTTCACTTGTAATGCGATTGTCAGTTAACTTTACTGACGACAATGAATTCCTGTAGTAAATTGATTTCCTCCAGCCTATACTGGAACGCCCGACTGTTGCCGCAAAAAAGGAGTGATTTAAATGCAAGGGTCTACCGACCAGTCATCTTTCGATGACGTAGCCAATACATCCCCGCTCGAATCCGAAGAAAGCATTGCACTCAGGATGGCGTATTTTGAATATCTGGAATGGATGCTCGATCACCAGCGCAATAACCGCGAATACTACCTGCACTAGACCAAACCAAGGCTTGCCCAAACGGCAGGCTTTTTTATTTGGCAATTGATTGCAACTCACAAAAAGGAGAAGGCATTATGGCCCATCACAATGTTCGTATCGTGGCAGACAGCATCACGGACTCAACCGAACCCACCCGCATCACCACGTTCATGCTTCGTTACTGGAGAGCGTTTCATGGCGAACTGCTGACGCATCGCGTGTTTTCCCGGTGCAGCGGCAGCAGCCGTGCGATCCCGACGAAGAAGATCATCGGTGAAGTCTGGCATGACCCGGCTGGCCCAAGCTTCTGGGGCGCAAATCAGCCCGGCATGCAGTCGATGGAAGAATTGAAGGGCTGGCGGCTATGGGCGGCGCAAAAGCTGTGGAAAGCCGCTTCCCGCTGTGCCTGCGGCTTTGCATGGGCACTGAATCGCGTGGGACTGCACAAGCAATATGCGAACAGGGGACTGGAGCCATACCAATACCTTTCCGTTATGGTGACTTCGACCGAATACGAAAACTTCTTCAAGCTGCGCAATCACAAGGCAGCGATGCCGGAATTCAAGAATCTGGCTGCCGACATGCAACGGGCGATGCTGGGCAGCACTCCGAAATTGCTGAAGGATGGCGAATGGCATTTGCCGCTGGTGGGCGAGCCCATCGCATCTGGTCTTGATACCAAGACCAACCTGAAAATCTCTGCGGCCCGGCATGCTCGCGCCAGCTACAACCGCCACGATGGCACTCCCGCACCGCTGCATGAAGATTTGAATTTGCATGAACGCCTTGTCGGGGATGATCCGATGCATGCCTCCCCGACCGAGCATCAAGTGCTGTTCACGAAGACGGTGATGCCGTGCCGGCGCAAGCACGATGCGCAAGACCATATGGTTGCTGGCACTGATCTGCAAGGCAATCTGCGCGGCAACGGGCTGGTGCAATACCGCAAATTGCTGGAAAACGTCGATGCCTACCGCTTCTATCTCGGCAGGGATGAATGGAGCGAAGGCGAACGCTTTGCCGAGCATAAGGCGTTGCAAGACAAGATCGCAGCGCATCCGCAAGCGGGGGTATCCGCATGATGGCCGCGCCTGCAATCGGCAGCCGGTGGAAGCACAAGAACGGCAACGTGTACAAGGTGCTGCTGGTGACTTCCGAGCCCGACCCGGAGAAAGCCGACAAATTCCCAGTTACCGTCATCTATCAAGGCCCGGATTGGCGCATCTGGCCGCGCCGCCTCGATAGCTGGTATGCCAGCATGACCCCAGTGGAGGATTGATGGAGTGCTACCTGAAGGGTGACAAGATCGAAGGGGAAATCTGGCAATCAATTGCCGGCTTCCCCGGTTACGAAGTATCGCATCTGGGCCGGGTGCGGCGCTTCATCCGCAAGGAAAAAGGTCACCGCTATTACAAGATCAAGACGTTGAGCCTGAATGCGGTCGGCAATCTGCTGGTCGGCATGAAAGATGAGAATGGCGTGAATACCACCCGAACGGTATCTTATCTGGTGGCTGCCGCCTTCCTCGATCCGGGCGAAGAAGGGCAAGCAATCCGCTACAAGGATGGCAATAACATGAATTGCTGCGCCAGCAATTTGTACTACCAGCCGGATAACAACCCGGCGCAAATCATCGTCGGGCCAGCGCAACCGAAGCGCGGCAATGCCTCGATCACCGAAGATCAAGCACGGGAAATCCGGCAATTGATTGCCAGCGGCATCCGGCGTCAGCGCGTGATGGCCCTGACTGGCTGCACCGTGCATATTTACAAAAACATCCAACGGGGGAAATCATGGACGCATGTGTGACATCGACCACGGGCAAAGAAATCGATCCCACCGGGGTCGCTGTTGCTGCCCACTACAACAAGCACCCATCGGGCGTGGAAACGATTGAAATCACGCGCCATATGTGCAACAACTTGGGCAATGCGATGAAATACATCTGGCGGCTCGAAGACAAGGAGGGGCCGCTGAAGAATGCCAAGAAAGCGCTGTGGTATATCAACGATGAACTCAATTACTTCCAGCCGCTGGCAATCCTGCCCGAGCCCGAAGCCCTTGTGATCATCAATCCGCTGATGCGCGATGTCCTATCGTTCACGAACGACAAGGGCCAGCGCGAAGCGATGCGCTATATCTATCTGGCGAACCTGACGCGGGATCGGTATTACTTCCTGCAAGCGCATATCTATGTATCCCGGCTGATCGCCATTCATGGATAAGAAGATGGTTCACGAAGGCGTCTGCATCGCTTGCCTGCACTATACGCTGGTGGATAACCATGAAGGCGTGTGCCGCGAATGCTGGGATCGGGATGCCCGCCACGGCGCAATCCGACAAGGGCAACTCGATGTGCCATGGGAAGCCTTGGTCTGGTCGGGTTGCATGATCATGCTGGGCGTCATCATCGGACTGGTGCTGGCGCAATATCTATGAGGCTACGATGCGCGTAAAAGAACAAGCCATTTCGGATTTGAATCAGTGCCTGAAAGAAAGCCGAGACTCCAGCATGCCGCTGAACTATATCGCGCTGCGCATGAAACAGTTCGGCTGGCAGACCGTCAACAAAGACAATCTGCTGGATACCGCTCGCGGGCTCGGCTTCACCGTGGTAGGCACCACTATCTATCCTTGGGGAACGGAATGAAACTTACATGGGTCAATCTCTGGTTGCTGATCCTGTTGGCTTGTGCCGTAGTGCTGGTGATGGGGTGCGAAATTCAAACTACCGAGCAAGCCCGCGCCGTCACCCGGCAACAGATACAGGCGATGCAAAACCTGATTGCTTCCTGCGACAAGAACGGCGGCATCGCCATCTTCCGCGAGCGCAGAGTTGGCAAGGGTAGCTATAGCGGCACCTACGCAATTTGTGAAGATGGCATGAGCGGCCCCGCCTACGACATCCGCTAATCCGGCAATTGATTGCCAATTGTTCGGGGTGGCTGCCCCGCCTATAATGGGCCAACAATTTCCACAGGGCAGCCCTATGTTTTCCAAAATCCTGAAGGCGAATCCGCTGCGCCGCATCGTGTTTGCCGATGTGCTGAAATTCGATCCCCGGCAACCGCGTGATGAGCGAGGCCGCTGGACGCGGGAAGGTGGCGGCAAGAACCTCGATGAACAAGGCAAGGTGCATGCCTTGTTTTCATCGCAGGCAATGCGACTGCCGAAGATTGCCCATCAACCGTTCCATGACCCGGATACGCTGTATTCTGCTTCCGCAGCCTCGCTGCAATACCTGAAGCAATGGCTGAATCAAGGCCAAGGCTTGGCGGATCAAATGGGGTACAAGACGATGGCCGGCAGCCCGGATGACGCAATCAAGTCTGGCGAAATGAACCAACCCGGAGGCCAGTTGTATATCGCCAAGCTGAAAGACCGGTATGGCCGCGCCGCAACAAAAGTGGCGCAGGATTACAAGGGCGACTGGTCGAAGCTGCTGGATGTGACAAGGGCTTCGATAGCAGTGGATAACCTCGACCAAGTGCGGCAAACCATCGATACGCTAACGAAGGGCGGCATGGTGCTGGCGAAGCGTCCGAAAAACCGTTTCGAGAATCCGACCAATGAGCATTACCGCGATACGCTGCTGAACGTGAAGTTTCCAAACGGCTCAATTGGCGAGATTCAAGTGCATTTAAAGCCGATGCTGATTGCAAAAGCTGAAGGTCACCCCCATTATGAAGTCATCCGGGGTCTACTCGGCAAGTATGGGGAAACCTCCGACCGCAGCACATGGTCGGTGGAAGACCAGCAAGCCTTCAACAAGGCCACGGCAGCGTCGCGGGCTCTGTATGACGCGGCATGGAAAAAATCCATCTAAGGAGGGAGCATGGAGTACAAATATTACGAATATGACAATGCCTTCTACCGACGACCAGCATCGGTCAACAATCCGGTGGTAACTGAAGTCAAGACCCCGCTGGGCTGGAAGCCGTATGACGGTGACAAAATTGCTCCGGTTTTCTTTGGCGATGAAGTTTCTGCGGAAGATGCCGGCGAAAAATTCTAAAAGGTTTTGACAAACCACTTAATTGTGATAAACTAGGTTCGTCAGGAAAGGAGTCCGACATATGAACCTAGTGGAAAAAGCAGAAAGATACGCTGCTGAAGCCCACAAACTGCATGTCCGGAAATTTACTGGCGAGCCGTACATTACCCACCCCGCTGAAGTCGTCGCAATATTGAAAGAATTTGGGGAAGATGATCCGGATGTACTGGCCGCTGGCTGGCTGCATGATGTGGTGGAAGATTGCCCCGGTTATACGATTGATCGTATCGCTGCCGACTTCAATCCGGAAGTCGCGGCACTGGTCAAGGATGTCACCGGCAACCCAAGGCCAGCAAAGGAAACGAAGGAAGAAAAATCGATCCGCAAACTCGATGACGCTTACCGGTTAGGCCATGCTGTACCGAAGGCCAAGAATTTGAAAGCTGCCGATATGCTATCGAACCTGCGAGCCGCCAAGAATGCCTCGAAAGACTTCCTGAGAGGCTACTTACCCAACAAGGTATTCGTGTTGGGAGCGCTGGGTGCCATCCCGAACCGGGCGCTATATGAAGCGGTCTGGGGGGAATTGCGGGA